AGACTTGCGGTTCAGACCCTCCATCTGAAACATCGGATTGCGGCCCGTAAGGGCTGCCATCAGATAGGTAAGCACCGTGTCCGATATGGCGCGAGTGTCCGCAATGACGGCCTTCTCGCGGAACTGGGTGGTATCTGGGCGGACATACACGTCATGGGCGCGGTCTGCCTCTTTCCAGTGGTCATATCGGCGGGATACGCGGTCATATGACATCTGCATCGCAGCTTTCACGTAGTCCACGAGCTTTTGCTCCTGATCCATCGACAGATCAGAAGAAATATCCTCGTATGCCATCAGCTTATCGCCCAGATCGGACAGATCAACGATGACCCCATCCCCGTTCGGCTCGTAAGCGGCTCTATAATCTATTGGTGCAGCAGTCATGCGGCTATTTACCCCCTAATTTGTACCTCAGTCGTCCCTATTCACCCCATCCTCGCCACTGACCCAAAGAATTATTGAGGTCAGAGCGCTGGGCCCACAAACTTTCGGACGGTTTGGGCAGCGAAAAGGCGGGTGGCTGGTAATATTCACCCGTTGAAGGGGTGCGAGCGAGTACGTCTAGGCCGATTGCGAGCGCGTCTACCATGTCGTCGTGCTTGCCCGAGGGGAACGATTGGCATTCCTCGTGAAATGCGTCGAGCCACGGCGCAGCCGTGGGGAGAAGGACGCGACCGCCCTCGATGAGCGGGAGGATCGCGGTCAGGCGGGAGACCTTATCGTTCACGACCTTGTAAGGAATGATGGATACGCCGCTCTCGCGCTGCATCTCTTGGATGAGGGACTGCCCAGAGGCTTTGTCCTCAATGTAAATGCCTCGAAGACCGCGACCGCGCCATATGTTGTTGAGTTGGATCATGCGGCGCTTGAGTTCGGGGAACTCGAAACGGTCTCGGATGAGGTCAACAATGTATATGTCACCCGTTGTGTCGAGGCCGAGTACCATCATTACGCTGTAGTCGCTGTCCTGCTTGGCCTTGAAGGCGGTGTCGGCGGCAATGATGAGCGAGGAGAACTTCTCAGGCTTCATATCCTCGGGGTAAGTGCGCCACCAGTTAGCGCGGATTAAGTTACCGCCCTCGATGTAGGGGGTCTGTTGATACAGTGAGGCGAACTCGCGAGGGTTGAGGCGCTGTCGGCGCTCGAGGTCATCGACAGAAAAGCGCTCGGGCCAGAGGGCAGTCTTTATAGTCTTGCGGACGTAGCGTTTGCCCTTGGAGAGCTTTTGAAGAGATGTGCCGTCGAGATACTGGGGGTCTTCGGGCGGGAGAGAAGCGCGGGACACCTTGCCGTTAAGGCCGTCGATGGGCTTGTCTTGGATCGAGGGGAAGTTGATGTGCAGCCAGCGGCCTTCCTTCCAATCTTCCGTCTCCATGAGGCGGCCCGCAAGATCGTCTGGGTGCCAGCGGGTCAGAATGATGATCTGGGCGGGCGGGATGTTGTCTATGTCGGGCTGTAGGCGGGTCGAGAGGGCGGAGACGTAGTAGTTCCACACCTTGTTGCGTTGGGTGGCGCTCTCGGCTTCCTCGCGGGACTTAAAGGGGTCATCGAATAAGAGCATGTTTGCGGCGCGACCAGAGGTCGTGCCACCTACGCCGATGAAATAAGCGGCACCGCCAGCGGTGGTGCGCCACTGATCGACGGCGCGGCTGTCGGGAGACATCTCGAAGTCAGGGTAGGCTTGGGCAGTGAGAGGTTCGTTGACGAGCGAGCGAACTTGGCGTCCGAAGTCCGTGGCGAGTTGGCTGTTGTAGGACGTGGACATAAGAAAGCGGCTGGGTTTGCGCGACATGAAGTATGAGGGGAAAATAACCGAGCCGTAGGTGGACTTGCCGTGCCTCGGGGGCATGGTGATTAGGATATTGCGGACAGGAACGCAGTCGGTTTCGTCCTTTTGGGCGGACGTGAGGTTGAAATGGCTGTCGAGGACGTTCTTCTCAAGGCGGTCAAGAGCGTCAATCATGGTGAGGTGGAAGTCTGGTAAGTCCCATTGGGGGAAATGCAGACGTACCCAGCCAAGAAAGCTGTCCTCTGCGGCCTTGAGGCGAAGTAAGTGGCGGGCGGCGTCTTGGGGGGTGAGGTTCATTCGGCGTCCTCCGTGGCAGATACGTCGATGATGTTGTTCATGCCCGAGGCGATAGCCTCGAGTTGGGAACGTGAGAGCTTTTCGGGGTTTTCGGAGAGTGTGTGCTCGTGCTGAACAAACTGGGCGGTGAGATCGGGCATCACTTTGCCCAGCATGGCGCTGAATACGCGGGCTTGGGTGGGCGACCACTCCTTTTTGCCCATGACGACCTTGTGGGCGTCCTCGATCTGGTTCTCCACCTTTCTATATAGGCCCGCCCGCATGTTCGCGACTTGAAGTGGGGTGAGTTTATCGCCTGTTTGCGGGCTCATTCGGCCTTTTGGGTTGTTCGACATAACGCTGCTCCTGACGTTTTCAATTTTGCTCAGATTGCTCGTGGGGGTGGAAATGGGGATTGGCTGGGATCGGCTTCGCGGGGCGGGGGGTGCCCCCCCTTCGGCGGTTTTTGGCGCTTTTCCGCGCGCATTGGGAATAGAGTGTTGATTTTGCTTGGTTTTTCCTCCCCTGCGAAGGGAATTGCGGGCGAGGCTCCTCTCTCGACGTTTCCAGTTCTGCTCGACGCGCCTGCATAAATTGCGCTCGCGAGCCATTTTCGCACCTTACACGCGCGTGTCGTCGCGGTCGTCCGCCCCTGTCCGACAAAGAGTTACGCTCTTTAGGATCAGATGTGGTGCCGCCTCTGATCGGAGGATGGCCCGTGCCCTGCGTTCTGCGGGGCGCGGATCACACTCGGGCGATTGACGCCCACACAAGGAGACTACCCATGAGCAAGAAAACAACCACACCCGCACCAGCCGCTCGCGCAACCCAACGCGAGTGCGCCGCCGCGTGGCTCCAAGCCAAAACCCAAGCAGGTCGCGCCAAGCACCTCGCAGACGCGCAGTCGCGCACGAAGCTGGGCTTCCTTCGCCTCGCCAAAGCGATGGAGGCAGGCGATCGCCCGCTCATCGAGGCGTGGGCGTTGGACGCAGAGGCGAAAAACGCGCTGAAAGCCAAACGCCGTGACGCGAAAGCGGACGCGCCCGTCAAAGCGCCTGCGAAAGCCCCGACCAAAGGCAAAGCGAAATCTCGCAAAGCCGCCAAAGCGCCCGCGAGCTACGCCGATGCTGAAACCGCCGCGTTAGCGTACGCCGCGCTCGTGAAAGCGGGTGCTGGCGACACTGCTGCTGCGGTTGACGCCCTCGCGTTCCTGACCCGCCGCTAAAGACCTCGAGCGTCCCACGCAAGTGGGGCGCTCGCATAGCCCATCGTTGAGCGCTCTCGTGAGCGTTCAATCGTGCGCTAATGCACTTGCCAGAGAGGAGACACACATGACGAAACCGACATGCCCGAGGGAGGCGTCCCTTGGGTACGACTTCAGCGAACTCCACATGAGCGCGAAGGCGATCACCTTCCGCGATGCTTGGTGGGCTGAAAGCCGACCGTGGCGCGTGGTTTCACGCACCTCGGCGAAGTTCCTGCAAGGACGTGCGAGCAAAGCTCGCCGCCAAGCAGGCCAAGCCACCATCCGCGAGGAACTACGCGACCTCGCATAAGACAACCCGCCTCACGCTACGGCGTGGGGCGTCTGACCAACGTGAAAAGCCCGCTCACTCGAGCGGGTTTTTTTGTGCGGTTAGCACACCAACCCACCCATGTAGGAGGAAACACACATGGCTTCAAAGCAACTACACCCGATCACGCCCAAGCACGATGATCCGCACGACAACTGGTGCGCTGTCGGGGATTTCGTCCGCTGTGCCGCAATGCGAGCCGAGCAGCAGCGCGTTACCCAGAAGCGTGCCGAGGCCGAGTTTGCCGCAGGGCATGACGGCGACTTCGCGGATGAGGATTTTATCCTCTCGTACGTGAGGTTCGCATCATGCTGATGAGCGAGTTCGTGCTGACAATCATCGCGTTTGCGATGATTGCTGGCGGCTTCATCCTGCTCTTCGCAGGATGCGGTGAGATCAACCCGCTGCCTCACGCCTCGTGCCTCGGGATCGAGTTCCTCGAGAGCGAGGTGCCCCAATGAGCAATGGTATCGAGATCATTTGCTTGCCGCGTGGCAAGGTCAAGTCCGACGGATCGACGTGGTGCTACGAGGGCGATGACGTGCTCTCGTGGGATGTCCACGTATGGCAGAACCTCGAGGGGGCGATCTTCGGATGCAACACGCTGGATGAGGTGACGGACCTACCATGCGGACGAAGCATGGAGCTTATCGCTTCGTACTTCGCAGCCCGCTACGGCGTGACCGAATACGAAGTCGATTGGCGGTGCGACGAGGCCGCCTGATCCACCCACAGAAACACATCGAAGGCAGCGCTCGCGAGAGTGCTGCTGTCCATGCGTTTCGCATGACAACTCATCAGCAAAGGAGATTAGCATGAGTGGAAAAGCCTACCCAATCTGGAACAAGGTGCAGGCGTGCATCTACAAAGCCAGTAAATCGTGGGGCGCGAGAGCGGACTGCGTGGTCGATGTTCTTGTGGGCACGAGTTCGAGCAACTCGCACAAGTTCTTGACGCACACGACCACCCATCGTGTGCTTGAGAACGGCGACAAGTCGTTTCGCTTTTATGTGGATAGCGTTTGCGTAAGGCAAGCCACGCTCGCGAAGGGCAGCAAGGAACTTGTGGTGACGTACGCCGTCATCAAGCCAGTGCCCACCACGACGAAAGTGATGGATGCGGAGGACGCAGCATGAGCAAACGATGGATAATCAACCCAGCGCCAGTGCAAGTCACCGCCCACAACTCGAGCTTGGTTGAGGACAAGTTCGCGTTGCTCGATTGGGTGT